AATTTACGTAATAAGTTAGGATTTTTACGCTTCGATTCAGGATAAGATTTAAGTAAATCCATGTACATCTCCTCACGTTGGATTCCTTCGGGATACGTTCTTTCTGCCGTTGCTACCTCTTCCACCATGGCTGCAGGTATAAGACCGGCTAATAAGGATAAATCATAGGCCGGGAAATCCTCATCTACAGTTATTTGCGCTTCTCCTTCAGTCACTTCTACAGATGCTTCACTAGTGCTAGATGTAACACGAACCACGTCGATAGGCGTAGGTGGTCCAATAAAGGCAAAGTCAATGCGCCGTCCGCTGTCTAAGACAATTGCATCCTCCTCATCATTAGCGATGATTTGTGCAATAATTCCTGATTCTATAACTTTTTGACCTGCATTTGTTAAAAACTCTAACATCTCACCTTCTACGGCACCGAGCTGTAAGGCAAAATGAGGGTCTTCGCGTTTAGTATGGATAGTACATTCAGTAATTCCGGTTGTTTTATCAAAGTCGCCATCTTCTAGGTCTATAGCTAAATTAATCGCTCTATCACTAGAATTAATTGAAAGCACTCTAATAAGTTTTTCATCACGATATATGATTTTTCCAGTTAATGAGCCAAAAACTGTTGATTTTAGGGTAAGAATATCTCCTAACTCAGGAATATCCTGATTAGGCTCCTCAGTGAGGTTCGGGGCGCTCATCACTACCGAATGTGATGTTATTTATCAGAGCGACAAACACAAAAACATCAAAAAATTGAAGCCATGGTGTTTTGTAAAAGGATTTGCAAAACTAGCTAAAAGAAAGCTAATATGTCCGCCTCTAATCAGACCAACATGCCTGTTCCCGTTATCAATGATATCTTCAGTCAGCTGGTGACTTCATATCCCAAGTTTGACGACCTCAAGACTTACCTTGCATCCATTGGCGTAAAGATGAACAACAAGGAGGGTGACCCGCTTGTCATGTTTCGCTACCAGCGGGAGAGCGCCGATATGACGAATCAGGTTGTGCGCGCCTTTCGCTCAGTTGTCTGGGATTCGATGAAGAACAAGCCAGTCTTTGTTGCTCCTCAGAAGAGCATGAACATGGACACCTTTCCTGCTGATTTTACGAGTCACATCGTTGAGGAGTTTGTAGATGGCGTTATGATTAATCTGTTCTTCGATGTGTACAAGAACCAGTGGCGTATTACGACGCGTAGCCGTCTAGACGCTGATAACAAGTTCTACAAGCACACCTTCTCTGAGCTCTTCATGCAGACCTACAATGCCTTCTTTCCCCAGGGCTTTGCTCAGCTTAATCAGGCCTGTGGCTACAGCTTTGTGCTTCAGCATCCGCTGAATCGTATTGTTGTGCCTGTGACTCAGCCTATGCTGAGTCTAGTCGAGATTACGATGCTTGACCCGTCTGGTAATCTGCTGATTAGCCCTGTACCAAACACCTTCATGCCTGCCCGTCGCTTTGCTGTGACGAATCCTACTGACTGCCAGCTTCTGCTAAGCAACATGGACCAGTTTGAGGGCATTCGTAGCCAGGGTGTGGTTGTCCGCAATCTTCTAACGGGTCAGCGCTGGAAGATGCGCACAAACACGTATATGGCCTGTCGCAAGCTCCGTGGTAATCACTCACAGCTGGAGTACGTCTGGTTTGAGAACCATAAGAACAATACACTTGAGCAGTATCTTAGCCTATATCCAGAGGAGCGCGTCGCAGCCAACGCTGCTCTGGCAAATTGGACCCAGGTTGTAAGCGACCTGTACAACTGGTATGTGCATGTGTTTAAGCTCAAGGACGTGCCCAAGGACACCATCCCAGCCCACTACAAGGGTATGCTGTTTGACCTTCACGGCCAGTATATTAGCCGACTTGCTAAGGAGAAGAAGTCGCTGGACTGGAAGGAGCACCAGATTATCATGGCCAAGCAGGACCTGAAGCGCATTGTCTTTCTAGCCACCTTTAAGAATGGTACACCTGCGCCACCTAGCTTCCAGAAGCGCCAGAAGTTTGTAGCAAAGAAGGCAAAGGCACCAGCCAGTGCTAACGATTCGCAGATTCAGGTAGAGGATGACATGGCTCTGTAAAATACGACAAAATATAAACCATAATATAAATATGAAATAAAGATTCTTAAATCCTAATTTTTCATTAGTGTCAAATAAGTATTTAAAATCTAACATAAAATTAATATGGTACATACCTTCGGAATTATAGAAGAGAAAATACAATATGGATTATTTGGCGCATCATTAAGATGGATATTAAAAATTCTACCCTATCTGAAAGAAAATAACATTTATCCATTATGGCAAATTGACACTTATTATTATGGACCGCTCTTTCCGACTATATTAAAGCAAAAAACCAATAATACAAAATCCACAAAAAAAATCAGTTTAACAACAATTAAAAAAAATTACAGCTACATTTATAAGGGTCATGAATTTCAAAAGGCACATGACCTTTTTTTCGAATATTTTGATATAAATGACGACATTTTATCAGAAGTACAGGTTTTTAATAAAGATTTTGGAAATTTTACCTTGGGAATTCACTATAGAGGTACAGATAAATTTAATGCCCATGCAGATTTTGTTTCAAAGGATGATTTTATCAATCAGGTACAAGCTTATCTTAGCAAAAATAAACAAGTCGATACGATTTTTATAGCGTCAGATGAAGAAATATTTATAAATAAAATGAAAGATGCATTCATGGCTAATTATAATCTAATTTTTACTTCGGCAACAAGAAGTTCAACAAATATGCCTATTCATAAAAATAGTAACGATAAATTTTTGGCAAAACAGGCTATGATAGACAGTTTGTTATTAAGTAAATGTAATTTTGTTATCAAAACATCATCGTGTTTATCCGATTGGGTCAAAATTTGGAATCCTTCTATTGAAGTTTATAATGTAAATACATTTAGAAATGACTGGTTTCCACAAGCAATGATACCGGTACGTTCTTTTTTGTAACTTAAGTATTTGATGTTAGTTTCAAAATAGCTTACGGCTTAAACCGACAGTACTAAATATATATAAGGATGTGCGGAATTTGGGCAGTATTTGGAATAAAGCTACCAAATGAAGAATCAATCAAAAAATGTGTTGAAAAATTACATAACAGAGGTCCAGAATTCATGAAAATTCAGAATTTTGGTTCAGCCACGTTAGGATTTACACGTCTTGCTATCAACGGTCTTACTGAAAATGGTCATCAGCCCTTGGTCAAAGATGATATTGCTGTTGTATGCAATGGTGAAATTTACAATTACAAGGATTTGGCTAAGCGTTGGTCCATTGATTTACCAGAGGGTTCTAGCGATTGTGAAGTATTACCTGCTCTTCTAAGCAAATTAGACCCTACAGATGTTTGTCGCGCCCTAGATGGTGTCTTTGCCTTTGTAGCTGTGGACCTAAAAAGAGGTACAATTACAATTGCACGTGACCCATACGGTGTGCGTCCTTTGTACATAGGAAGAGGCGACGGTTTCCAAGTCTTCTCCTCAGAAATCAAGGCCTTAACACCTATTTGCGAACGTATTGAAGTGTTTCCTCCTGGTTCATGGTATAGTTTTATTTTGCCAAAAGAAGGTGATAAGGAAGTAGGTATGTGCGGTTTCGGCTATCATCAAATTCCCTGGATTAAAAACCCAGTGTTAAGTGATTTAGCAACATCCTGTTTATTTCTAAGAAAGACCTTTGAACTAGCTGTAGAAAAGCGTCTCATGTCAGACCGACCCATTGGTGCCTTATTGAGTGGCGGTCTTGATTCGTCCTTGGTCTGCGCTGTAGCAGCCAAGTATCTTAAGCAACAAAATAAGAAATTGACCACTTTCAGTATTGGTATGCCAGGGTCAACAGACCTTGTTTATGCCAAGACGGTTGCAGATTTTATAAAGTCTGACCATCATGAAATTATTCTTAAGGAAGAGGATTTTTTCACAGCAATTACGGAGGTTATAAGAGCTGCCGAAACCTATGATATTACATCTGTACGTGCCTCTGTAGGCAATTGGTTAATTGGCAAATATATCAAGGCAAATACAGATATTAAGGTCATTTTTAATGGTGATGGTTCAGATGAGATTGGAGGTGGCTACTTGTATTTCTATAGAGCACCAAATGATGAGGAATTTGAAGCAGAATCAGAGCGTTTACTAAAAGATATTAATAGCTTTGACGTACTGCGTAGCGACCGCTCTATGGCCGACCACGGTTTGGAGGCACGCACACCCTTTTTAGATAAACAGCTAGTCAATCTTTGGCGTTCAATTCCAACTGAGCTCAGAAGACCCAACCTAGAAAATAAACGGCCAGAAAAGTATATACTTCGTATGGCATTTGATGATTCCCGTCTCTTACCACATGAGGTATTATGGCGCAAGAAGGAGGCCTTTAGTGACGGCGTGAGTGCAACAGAAGAACCTTGGCATGCCAAGATTGACAAGTATGTGCGGTCCATGAATCCCAACATAGATGATGAACTTAAGAATGCCAGTCAGAATTATCCCTTTAATACGCCTAAAACAGCAGAAGCCCTGACATACAGAAAGATTTTTGAGAGTCTATATGGAGCTAAGTCAGTAAGGGTTATACCATATATGTGGATGCCCCGATGGTCACCTGAAACAACAGACCCTTCAGCCCGTACATTATCGCTATATTAACCAAACAAATTTAAAACACAACTTAAATAATTGAAAACAGACAAATATCTGTTTTCAATTAAAATATAAATACGTATCTAAAATAGATGAATAATACCGAAAGGGCAAAGACTTATAATGAAGCACTCAAAGACCCAGATTTAATGCGCACCCTAATGCAGAGTTTAGAAGCTGAAACAGTCAAGACGCATACTGAATCGTTTATGAAAAAAGCTTTGAACAAGAGTATCTTTGAGAAAAAAATGATAAGTATTTTACCTGATATAAATTCAAAAAATCATGTAATAAGAAAACCAATGAATAAAAGTAAGTTGGCTAATTTATTAGAAAAGAAACGCAAGGGTCCAAACTATGAAATGTCAATTATGTATCTCAAGAAGCAAAATGAAAAAGACACTGGTTTACCTAGAGTTAAGGTGGTTGACGTTCCAGGGGATGGCGACTGTTTTTATAGAGCCCTAATTTTGGCAGCAAATGAACAGGGTATTTTAGATTTACTAAAGGTCTGTCTAAATATTAATGTTGTTTCAAAAATAACGCCACTAATTCAAGGTCTTCGTAATTTTGTTTCGGACCACATTGATAAACGTGCTACTGAGGCCTATCAAGTATTATATCATCTGTTTTATGAAGACACAGACACACTTTTGGCAGTGATTGATACAACCTTTGCACAATGGCATAAAGATGCTCTTACATCAGCCTTAGAGCACGATAATCAAGATGAATTTGTAGCATCTATAAAAGCCGGTATAAGACAAAGAGGTAACTGGGCAAGTGAAATTGAGGTTAAATTTCTTGAATCTAATTTAAAAGAGTGTGGAATAGAGTTAAATGTATCCAATACCATTCTAGGTCGCGCTAGAAAAACCAAGCCTGATGGCACAGAAGTAATTACCTTATATAATTCGTCTGATGTACATTTCCAATATTTTTCCTTTGACGTCGAGCCATTGGCTAAAACAAGAGGAGGTAAAAAACAGAATCGTAAGACAAGAAGATGCTATAAGTCAGCATCTTCATAGTCGCCATCATATTCACCATCGCTTACAATAACGTCATGATTTATATCATGTGAAGCGATACATTCCGAAGCTACATGTAGGTTTGATTTACAACGCTGACACAATTCGGGCTTAATATCAGTTGTTTGAAGCGCGCCACAAAGAGCATCTATCATAATCTCCTCATCCTCCTTTTCTATATCTGAAAGCCCCAAGGATACTTCAAAATTAACCTGAGAATCATTATCACTTTCATATATAACTAATTCATTTCCTGACAGGTCCTCACAATCCATTTTATCTATTATGAAAAGATAAAATAGTTTGCCACAAATCAATTTTAATAGTTTCAAGAAATAGTATTTGACGGTAAGGCAAGTGCTTAAGCATATAGCAGTAAATAAACATTAACAACATTAGGGAGGAATGTCCTCACCGGCAACACTTTTATCAGTCGTTTGCTACGGAATTCAAGATTCAAGATTAAATACACCCAAGGGTCAACCTAATATAAATCACTATGTAAAAGTCTTTAAAAAAACAACGCGTTGGGCTGCCCAATGGATTCGTGTTGACTTTGATGGACAACCCGATTTTGGCAAACGCAACACAGTATCGATTCCGCGCAAGGGTGAATTATTATCACAAGTTACATTGGTTGCTGTTATGCCTGATATAGCAACCGTCCAACAAAATGCAAAAAATGCGTCACCACCCGGAACCTTTCTAGGTCCATTTTTTGGATGGACAAATAGTTTAGGTCATGCTCTTATCCAGTTGGCCGAATTCGATGTAGGAGGAGTGAATGTGGATACCTTTGATGGTACATTTATGGAAATCTATGACGAATTGTATGAATCAAATCAAAGTGTACGAGCAAAAAATCGTATGATTCATCGTGTTGCCAATGGTTTTAATGCATCTTCAATCGGCTCCGACCCAGCAAATCCAACTACCTGTTATGTACCGATTCCATTTTGGTTTAGTCAAAATGAATATGAAAATGCCTTACCCTTAGACGCCCTATCTGCAGATGCTATTCAAGTTCATTTAACCTTCAGACCTGTGAACCAGCTTTATTACTCAGATAGTCGCTTAGATTCACGAAATCCGTCACAGCCACCAGGTAATAATACACAGATGCCAAATTTAGCTAATGCCCAATTTTATAGAAGTGACCCTAGTGGAAATTTAACTTTATATTCAATCAATCCCAGTCAACAAAATAATGGAATTCAGGCATCAGTAATACCTGGTTATCAAATGCCAGCAACGTTTAGTATACAAGATGCATACCTTCTTTGTGAATATATATCCTTAGAAGAATATGAGGCCATGTTGTTTCGTTCCAATATGCTTGAATATCGCGTAGAACAACACTATATTGTACCTCCACATGAAAGTCAACAGGGCCAAAATATTCGTATTTCACTACCCTATGCCAATCCAGTGAAAGACTTTCAATGGGTATTTCAAAATCCTCAAGTGGTAAATTATAACGCATGGTTTCTTTTCACGCGCGATATGTATTCGGCAACAATAAATCCTAATCAATGGTGGTCAATACCATGGTGGCCAGATGCAGTATTGACCGCAAGTGATACTGCCTTACCCGCCTTTCGTTATGCCTATTCGGAGCCTATGCTAGGAGCGGAATTAAGTTTTGGTAATATTGTTCGTTTCAGTCATCAGAACAGTCCATCGCTTTTTAGAAATTTATTACCTTTAATCCATTATAGAAAGGCACCCTTGTTCAATCGTTATATTTACACCTTTCCGTTTGCCTTATCACCTGGAGCAAAGGATGATAAATCACTAGGAGCCTTTTATAATCCAAGAGGATTTTCTAACTTTGATAAGTTGCCCAAAAAGGAACTCTTATTAAAAATGAAACAAGATAATTATGGTAATTTACCAAATCTAACAGTATATACTTATGTAACAACCTGGAATATTTTTCGTGTCTTCGGTGGTCGTGGTGTTATGTTATTTGCTTACTAATTTGTAATTTATATTTTTTCTATTCTATTTTCGGATAACTTGATAATAACAAATATTTAAGTTAATTACCTAATAAAAGGGTAGTTAACTTAAGTATTTTACAGTAAATAAAAAATTATTCACTAGATATTTTTCTTAGAATAACAGAAACCGTCTTATCTGCTCGTTTAGGAAAAATACAAACAGCCAACCGATTATCAAATCGTGAAAAATTAACTGTTCCTGCCCATGATTCACCGGACCGTATATACTCGTTCATTTTCTGTCTTAGTTCGACAACTTCTGCTGAATCAGCTGGTATAGCTAAACCAAGTGGGTCGGTCAATTTGGTAATAATACGGACACATTCAGTTGCTCTCTCATTTATCGTTTTATTGGCCATTTATAAAACTATATCACTTATTGTTTAGGCATCATTATCATGAATCGCATCAGGGTCTCCATGACCAACACTATACTGGTGTACCATCTGTGACGTACGCTCTGCCATACGGGGAGTACTAAACAAATCGCCACTACCTGCACTTGTTACACCGCGTTGCTGACCATACTGAGTGGCTGTGCTACCAGCACGCATAAGTAGATTGGCAAATTGATTACCCATGCGACGAATACGTGGAGGCGTGTGCATGGCCGTGTTAATCTCCTCACTCATCTCCATAAGCTGTGCCTTCATGCGAATGGCTAGTGGCCTGTTCACAGCCTCAGACCGGTTAATCTTATCAATCATCACATTAATCTCCAGGTTTGCTGCCGTAAGATTTCCAGCCTTGATAAAGTTAGACGCCTTATCAAGTGCTACAGCACTAAGACAGCGCATATACTGCTCACTAAGCTCCATGCGGTCCATAGCACTATCCACAGAAGTCATAACAATAGAGGTATCATCAACTGTCTTATACCGTAGCTGAATGTTACCAATTGCAGTAGCAGGGACACTAAACAAAGCCCAGTTGGTCTTATCTGCAATTAGTGAGCCAATACCAAATGTGTTCTGACCTGCCACATAGTTGAGCTCTAGACAAGTCCAGTTAGGTGGAATCATAAGCTCAGCATTCTTAGCAACCTCGCTCTGAAGACCACCCAGAAGCTCACCAATGGATGCTGGAAGTGCAATCTCATTATCAATAAAGGTGTAGGTACCATTTGTACGAAGTGACAGCCCCTTCATGAAATCTGAATTGTGGTCATCACCGTAACCCAGACTATATACCGGTACACCAGGCATATAGGATGACAGAAGTGAATAGACACCAGCAACAGAGCTAATACCCTCATTGATATATCCATCAGTAAGCAGGACTATTGAATCAGGTAGGACTGAACCCGTAGAAAACAGGCTACCCAGCTGAGCAATACCCGCCTCAATATTAGTACCGCCATCGACATTCAGCTCACTGATAACCTTCAGACAATCATCGCGATTAGTGTCTGTAAGTACACAGTTTGACAGTAGCATAGTCGCGATACTTGAGAACCCAACAACAGTAATCTTATCACCGTTGCTAAGACGTGTGATAAGGACGGAAAGTGTATTCTTTACAGAATTGATACGTGGGCCCTCCATCGAGCCACTTGTGTCAAGAACAAGAGCGATGTGAATAGGGCGTACAACAGGATTAGAGCCAACAACCTTGACGCCCAGAATTCCAGGCTCAGAAGCAGTAGGTACATTCAGATAGCTTGCGTTGATAGTTACAGACATTTCTTGCTTGTTTGTTTTTGATAATAAATGGAAAAATAATGTTTTGTTCAATTTTTAGTAAATTTGAAATTCATGAATCTAGTTATGAAACCCGCCTTCATATAATGACTCCATATCTGGCTCATTGACCTCACGATAATCTCTAAATATAAAATCAACACTTTCGATTCTGTTATCTGATGTAGTTAATTGATATAGAACAATAGGTTTCTTTACGCATTTATCAGGATAGAGTAAACCTGCCCGCCGCCAAAAATTAGCAACAGAATCCCAGACTAGTTGAGAAGCGCTTACCACATACCCAGAAGGCAAAGTTGTTGTCCATTTACACTGTTCTTGAACTAAACCCATAACACGACCGCCTCCAATTAATTCATCACCAAGCCGAATATCATGTAAAGGTTTAGTCAAACCATTCTTTAATACAATAGGTATTTTAGGGTCTATGCCTAAATCATAAAAACTTGTTGATTCAACACTTGTATCGTAAATTCCACCATTCAAAAATTTTTCAGCCATTTGCTGTGTTGATGTAGTGATGGCTAAATCATCGGATTCGTCATAGTCGCTAAATGTCAGACCGTTAATTTCAACCACATGAGTGCTAGTATTCAAACAAACCAATTCAGGAATTGAATTTGCCAAAACTGCCAAAGGATGTGAACCAGCCTTTATCCAAACGCCATCGTGTAAAACAAAGTGTTCTGAACTGACTAAGGTATCAACAATACGAACCATAGGAGTTTTGCTCCCATTAAATCTAAACACTGATGTAACTATAGGTTCAATACCATCAACAATTTGTAATTTATCACCTATAACTATATTTTCTAAAGTCTTGACAGAACCGTCTGCCATTTTAACAGGGGTTTGTGGGTCAAAGCAGAATTCAAGTAAAAATTTTACTAAATCATTATTTGCCACATTATCAGCGGCCTTTAATCCTGAAAGACCCATAAAAATTACGGCATAGAATGTACCATATAGGCGACCCATAAGATTAAGCATTTTCACATAACTCATACGAATCGCGAAAAGCAAGCCTTGGAATTTATCGCGGTATGAATTCATCAAACGTTCCATACCATGTAATAAATTGGCAATTAAATAGCGGAAAGAATTTGCAGAGTTGGAAATAGTGCCAGCTATATCTGTGAACGATGACATCAATCCATATATAGGTCCAAGTACTGCACCAACACTAGAATTAAATATATTTTTCATACAAAAATTAAAATTTTCAGAAGCATCAAATCCAAATAAACTTGCAAAGGGCATAATCATGGGATTACAGCGATATTTAGGCCAATTATTAGTGATATCGGCTAAATAGCCACCAGCAAAAACATACGCTAAAATAATTATAAATACAATAGTCATCAATACCAAATAAAACAGATTCCAGTAAAAATTTTTACTGTAAATTTCTGAAAGTTCTGCCAAACTTGGTGGCAAGGCTGCAGTATTTAGAATTTGAATTGGCGGTGCCGCTGTGTCAATAGTTGACATCCCCTATAAGGTTTATTTAAAATAAGCAATTTATATAATCGCATAGGAAGTACCGGAAACGTTTATAGAATTGTATCAAAATTAGATGTCAAATTGACGATTAATTTTAATAAAATAGTGAATATTATTATGTACCTATTTTTTGTTATTATTGGGTTTTGGTAAATTGTTAGCAGGCTTATTATTTTTCTTAGTTAAATTGTTAGCAGGCTTATTATGTTTCTTAGTTAAATTATTAACAAGCTTATTGTTAGCCTTTGGTAAATTATTAACAGGCTTATTGTTAGCCTTTGGTAAATTATTAACAGGCTTATTGTTAGCCTTTGGTAAATTATTAACAGGCTTATTGTTAGCCTTTGTTAAATTATTAACAGGCTTATTGTTAGCCTTTGGTAAATTATTAACAGGCTTATTGTTTGCCTTTGGCAAGTTATTAACAGGTTTATTGTTTTTCTTAGTTAAATTGTTAGCAAGCTTATTGTTTGCCTTTGGTAAGTTATTAACAGGTTTATTGTTTTTCTTAGTTAAATTGTTAGCAAGCTTATTGTTTGCCTTTGGTAAGTTATTTATTTGTTCATTTGACTTCACATCATTAGACTTTACATCGTTAGGCACAGCCTCGTCAGACTTCACATCGTTAGGCACCGCCTCATTAGGCTTCACATCATTAGGCACCGCCTCATTAGGCTTCACATCATTAGGCACCGCCTCATTAGGCTTCACATCATTAGGCACCGCCTCATTAGGCTTCACATCATTAGGTACAGCCTCATTAGGCTTTACTTCAACAGGTTTCAGTTCATTAGGTACAGCCTCATTAGGCTTCACATCATTAGGTACAGCCTCATTAGGCTTTACTTCAACAGGTTTCAGTTCATTAGGTACAGCCTCATTAGGCTTTGGTATCACTTCTCCTTGACCGATACTGTTTTTAATTGTATTAAGTGGAGATATATTAGCTTGACCTAATGTATTTGATTCAGGTTTAATTAATTCTGTATTTATATTTGAGTTCCAATTGCTTGTTGCAAGAAGGTTACCCATCCCTAATAAAAACAACGCTAAATAAACCGGGGTTTCAGTATTTTTTGACCTGAATTAAAGGTCCCTTATTCTTTTTACCAGTATTATTCACGTCGAAATCATCACCCTCATCCTTATCAGGAAGGCGCTGATTCCAGAATTCACTAAGTCCAATGCGAAAATTTGGATGAGGCTGGGCCTTATACCAGAATACCTGTTCTTCAATCTTATTACTTTTCGCATTATTATCAATCACCAAACATTCGTAATTTTCAGTGCATTGGTCCATAATTTGGCAAAATGAGTCTAAATCGGGAAACATACCGGCAAACTGTTCATATAGACGCTTACGATTCGCAACAATATTTTCACGTAAAATAAAAACAAAATCAATATTTGTGCGTAAATTAGGTGGAATTCCCATACAGTATTGCATTGCAACAATATACAAAATTTTCCAATGGCGACCATTCATAAACAAACTACGAATATATTTGTCACGTGTCCATGAATTATCATACAAACAATCATCCATAATCATGAAAGTGCGCGGGTCTACAGAGGTTGTACCACGTGTCTGAATATCTTTTGTGATTTTCAAGGCAAGGGTCTTCTGTCGCTTTAATAAATTTTCGATAATTAATGGATTAAATTCTTCATGAATAAACAGGGGGGGAATAATTGAACTATAAAATGAATTTGCCGACTCTGTTCCACTAATGACAGTTCCTATAGGAATACTTTGGTGATGAAATAAAAGGTCGCGAATCAAAAAAGACTTACCGGTATCTCTTTTACCAATAAAGACAACAACTTTGTCATCTTTAATACGACTCATATCAAATTTTCGTAAAGCTAAATTCATGACACGACGACCGGGATTTGACCCAGATTGTACATGTTCAAGTGGAGGAACTATATTATTAGAAGGTGTTGTCATACTATTTAATTCTACGAATGAAACCGAAAATAGCATACTTACGCAAAAGTGCGGAATGAAAGTTTATCAGGTTTCCGGCATAGATACAGCAATATGGTCCTAATAGCCAAAAAACTAAATAAAAAGGGGCCAAAGAAAAATAATGGAAACAAGTCGGTAACCCCACCATCGACTCAAATACCACGATTAAAGGTCTTACCCCGGGAACTATTACCAATAATGGGTAAAAAATCCTTAAAATCATCAATAGATAACAGCTTATTCGAATTTAGAAACGTTCAAGAACTACTACCAAGTGTATCATTTGTGTCTGATTCACCAAATCAAATACTTCAATCACCAATAGAGTTCTTTACACTATCAGGAGAACCAGAAGGATTTTTTATAAATGCGCACGCCAAGTTGAGTGATGTTTCAGGTAATTTTGATATTCCAATGTTTGTAAAACGCGTTCATTTAGTTGAACCTATTCCAACCATGGAAGGTTCATATATTTTACCAACAGACGGATCATTACCACAAATAAGAGAAAAATGGATGAATACAATTACAAAAATTCATGACCCTTATAACGAAGCTTATGTTGATACGCTATGTTCTGCAACAGTATCAAGATTGGTTGAAACAGACAAATCGCCACATTGGTGTAGATTTTACGGTGCTTTTAACGGGCGTGTAGACAAATATTTATATAACATTACTGGCGAAATATCTAGTTTAAAAAACGAAAGATGGTTCAATAAAAATCAAAGATTAGGTCTTTTTAAAATAAAGGTCGTTGGGCAGAATCTAGAAAATAAGCCCCTTGTAGAAATTATCGAAGAGGGTGGTATTATAGAATGTGATAATTTAGAGGAGCAAACTGAAGATAATCAAATAGAAGACAATGATGATAATGATATAATAGAATTAGATGAATCAGAAGTAGATGAAAGTGATTCTGATTGTGTATCACAAATACCATCAACAGACGAAGATAGTTCAGTAGAACAATTAGAAGAACGACCTGTACGTATTATAAAGGTTGAAAGTGATGAAGAAAATAACGATGATGAATCGATTAGTAAAAGCAGTAGTAACTCTAGTTCAAACGAATCTAGTAATATTTATGAGTCAGATTATGACGATAATCAAAATCAATGTGAGTTTTTTGCAGAATTCAACAATTTTCCAGTTCAAGTAACAATGATTGAGCGGTGTAAAAGTACAATGGACGCACTACTAGATATTGAAGAAACAAATGAAGATAGATTATTAGAAAAAACAAAAGACGTGCGTTGGTCAGCATGGATTTATCAAGTAATTGCAGCGCTTTCGGTAGCACAATACTATTACGGATTAGTACATAATGATTTGCATACTAATAATGTTATGTGGGTGCCAACTGAAGAAGAATTTATTTATTATAAATTAACAGGAATAAAGGATGGAGAAAAATATTTTAGAGTTCCAACATTTGGCAAATTGATGAAAATTATTGATTTTGGTCGCGCCTCATTCTGGCTAAAGGATAGAAATTCGTTGATTATAACGGATTCTTTTGCAGACGGAAATGATGCTGCCAATCAATATAATTGTCCGCCATATTACGATTCAAGCGAACCTAGAGTGAATCCCAATCCATCCTTTGATTTATGTAGATTAGCAGTATCGATGTTTGATGCCTTGTATCCTGAGCAACCAGAAACTGAAGATGTACCGAAAAGATTGAGTGAGGAAGACGGTCGTGTCATGTTTGAGACAGTATCTCCACTCTATAATCTGTTATGGATTTGGTTAACGGACAGTGAAGGAAAAAATATATTAAGAAACCCAGACGACACTGAACGCTTTCCAGATTTCGATTTATATAAGCATATTGCTAGATATGCCAATAATTGTATTCCTAGAACGCAAGCCCAAATTCCCTATTTTGAAGCCTTGTACAAAATAGATGCGATTCCAGACAATGTAAAAGTATGGGAGCTACCTCTCAATTAATTTAAAAAGTGTAAAACATATTTTATGAGTATATTTTTTTTGAGTTTATTAAAGTTTATAAAAGTTAAGTTAAGTAATATATTACTTAAATATTAAGGTTGGGATATATATCTGTAAAGATATTAAATTTTGGTACGGAATACACAAGGCATTCATAAGAAAATGTGTCTGTATTATGTACCTTCACAAACCTCGTGCAAAAATCACCGCTAAAAACTCTGATTTTCGAGCCTAAAATATAAGTTGGTAACGACAAAAATTAAAAGCTGTCTAAGACATCTATTAATTTATGTATTGGTATGAGACATTATCAAAACAGTTTATAACCAATTAGTTGTATCTAAGGTGGGAGCAAACATACGTTCTAAACCAGGAGTCCATTTTCTAAAATCACTGTACTCAAAAAATCGGTCATTGCTATAGTCTAAAACACCCTTTTTATCAAAATAGGGGTCAACACTATTTCCTTCCACCTCAACCTCTGCAGAAATTAAACCACCAGCCTTTGCTCTTTCAATAGAAAGTTCATCGTTGCGCGGGTCTACATAATGCTCCTTTTTTGGTTTAGGACGCAACTCAGAAACACGATATTCGTTTTCACCAACACGTTCAACAACAGGTTCCCAGTTTGGGTCATTTTCATACATTTTCTTAACCATTTCAGCTATATCATCGCTTTCGTGTTGTATGAGATTTTCTGCAGTAGCCTCTTTGACTGGTTCAAGAGAATGTTTCTCTTTCATTTCTAGTGCATCATTGTCAGGTGGTAATATATTTGCACCCTGTAAGTTTTTGAAAAATACACCGGTCTTGGGGTCTCTATCAATATCATCCTTGCGACCTGTAATAAACTCCTCTTCTGCAGAAGCTCGTGTCTCAGAATTAAAGGGTAACTTAGACCAATCAAATTGGTCCTTTGCCATTAATGAGTTAACAGTTGTTTTTGATAATTCACCTCTAGGTGAGTTTTCATTTTGAAAAATACGCGTGTATTCGTAATCATCCATTTTATTTATGGGTGTTTTTGCATATGTCTGTTCACCTTCTACCTGTTTTGTAAATACATTTCCAGATACGTTTTGTTGACTAATAGGTTCTTTTAATTTTCCAATTTCTCTGTCACCATGGTTGGATGATGTTTTCTCCTGTATTACATCTACCTCTTTTGGTCCCTTTACATATGGAGGAATACAGATTTCACCAGCTGTACTAAGACTACTTAGCCAGATTACATAATCACCCATTGTATCAAATGAAACACCCTGTGGTTCAACGTGAATTTTACCATCTTCTTTACGCTGTGCAGATAAGGGGCATTCGTTTCCATTCTTTGATTGTAAAGAGGCAACACCTTGAGATGAAAAGCCTTCCTTAGTTTTATAGTTCTTAAACATATTTATGTACCAAAGACTTATCGATAATAGTAAAATTATTAGTAATACCGCTAGAATATATAGAAAATGCTTTGGTCTGGCCATCTTGGGCTCTCTCTGAAAAATACCAGTATAAAAGTAGGAAGAAATGCTCTCAATGTTTGGTGAGATGTTTTCACAAAAAGATAAGAAACCTGCCTCTAATGAGACTGAAATATCTGTGCGTTCTCCCGACCAAGTTGAGCAGTTAGAAAACCTTGTTTTATCTGGTCCCGTTACATTCATTTTAGTTCATGCAGATTGGTGTGGTCCCTGCCAAAGATATAAACCCCAATGGAAGGAATTAGCAGATATTCCGGGGCGCAAAACAAATGTAGCCATGATTCATCATGATATGGTAGAAAACTCACCCATGCTTAAAAACGCTAAGATACCGGGATATCCAAGTGTATTAAAGGTGTTCCCTAATGGCCACATAGAGACATATAAGGGTGATGATAACAAGCCTACCAATGGAATGCCCAACATTAGAGATTCAGAAATCATGAAAAAGGAGCTATTATCAATGCCAGTTTTGAATCTTGGAAACACAGTAAAGAATCTAAATAATATAAATAAGCCAAAAAGCTTAATTAATACATTATTAGGTAATAATATAGTTAAAAATAAAAATACAAAATCGTCAAATAGTGGAACAATATTACCTGTATCGCGTTATACAAAACGTAATATCGCAAATAGTCTTATTAAAAACAGTGACTCAGAAGTAACTATAGGAGCAACAAAGCCAATGAAGGGAGGAAGTTTATATTTAGCTCTTTCAGCTGCTTTAAAGGCATCTGCACCTACTGCGACGTTATTATTTGCAAATGAAGTATTAAGAAGCAGAAAAGTTAATACCGTACCACCAAAGAAGAATCACGGGTCAACCAAACGTTTAACACGCAAATCAAAAAGGGCCAGTAAGAAATCACTATAACGTCTCATACCAAAGTTAAGTACTCCCAATCAGGTGAGTATTTGACAGTAAGAGAATATAAAGTCCAATTAATAAATAAAAATTGATGTAGCAAATGCCTTATCTAAAGTGAGTAAGAAGACAAATAAGCAATGACAGACGAAACTGGTAGTGTCGTGTTTCAGTGTTTGGATTTTATTGCACGGGATGAATATGTTCTTGAACAGAACGACGATGAGGTCGTTGTTGGTTATGACGACCATCTAGGTTCAAGTGAGGAGGAGTATAAGCCCAAGCAGACTTTTAAGAAGAAGCAGTACTATAATCCCAAGCAACCGTCACCAGATGATGAGAAGAAGGGTTTTCAGATTCTTCTCTTTGGGTCAAATCATGAGGGTAAATCGATTACTGTTGAGATTACAGGTTACCGACCCTATTTCTACGTTGAGATTCCAGAATCGTGGACTATATTACAAAAGTCAAAGTATGAACAATATCTGCGTTCATTTGTTCATCCTTCACATGAAGCTCAACAGCATATCAAGATTACGGAGACGCGTCACAAGAAGTTATACGATTTTGATAATGGCTTCATGAGTCGATTTCTGCGCATTGAAGTACCGTCTATTGCGATTTGGCGCCGTATTAGTAATTCGCTTATGACGGAGACTCTGGAGCCCAAGCCCCTTGATGTAAAGGTTAGCCCAGGAAAGGAGAAGCTTAAGGTATATGAGTCAAATATTGACCCTGTTCTCAGGTTCTTTCACGAGCGGAATCTTGAGCCAGCAGGTTGGATGAAGATTCCAAAGCATCGATTTGAGGAACTGGAGTCTGATGAAACAACAACGGAAGTTCGTGTGTCTTGTCAATGGACTGATATTGAGCCAGAAACAACTCGTATTGCTCTAGCGCCATTATCGATTGCCTCTTGGGATATTGAGTGTATGTCAAGTCACGGTGACTTTCCACAGCCAAAGAAGACATGGAGAAAGCCAGCCCGTGAGCTACTGGAGGCAAATATTACTGATTACGATGACGCAATCTGCGCCATTGCGGATGCTCTAAATGGCGCAGATGATTCAACAATTAGTCATATTTATAGTAAGGGAAAGCGTAAGAATCTATGGACGTTTGAGGAACTTGCCGATGTGATTAACAATGAGGATGAGCTGGTCGGCTATCTAAAGAATCATGATTCAAAGCAGGATGAGCGCATTAGTAAGCTAGACGAATATTTGTGTAGTCTGGGCCTGCCAGAAATCAAGGGTGATGAGATTATTCAGATTGGTGTAGTCTTGTATCGGAATAACAAGCCAGAGGAGAAGCATATCTTTGTACTCAATACTTGTGATAGAGATAAGGTGGCTCCACCGACTATGCGTGAAGTGCCTATTCATGTGTATCCTTTTCAAAGTGAGTCGCTGATGTTGAATGCCTTTCATAACTGGCTACGAAACAAGGACCCAGATGTTATGATTGGCTATAATATCTTTGGTTTTGATGAAAAATACATTTGGGAGCGATGTGAAGAGTTGAACTGTACCGAATATGCAAATGCATGGTCGCGTCTTACAAAGGGTAAGCCACGTCTTATTGAGAAGTTCTTGAGTTCGGCTGCAATGGGCGATAATACGATGTATATTATTAATGCACCAGGTCGTCTAAAGGTGGACCTGCTTCCTTATATCAGGCGTAACTACAATCTAGATTCTTACACTCTAGATAATGTATCAGCAACATTCATGTCAGGAAATATTACGGGCAAAGTAACAGAGATTGATACCGATACATTGAAGGTTCCTACTAAATCAACAAAGGGAGCTGTTATTGGACGCTTTATTGTACTATTGGACGACGATAATGATAAGGTGATTGATAAGGCTGAAATTATTGGTCTAGAGGATAAGGCTGTTCATATCAGAGTCATAAATGGTATGGCAAAAATGGCAGAACATGGTGTTTCTCCGTCGCGTTGGGCTCAGGTCAAGGATGATGTCAGCCCCAAGGAGCTTTTCGCCCTTCAAAGGGGTTCCTCTGCAGACAGAGCAAAGATTGCACGGTACTGTTTGCAGGATTGCGACCTGGTTATGGAGCTCTTTATGAAGCTAGAGGTTCTGAATAATGCAATTGCTATGGCAAATGTATGTTCTGTACCTGTAAGCTTTATCTTTATGCGCGGCCAGGGTGTTAAGATTGAATCTCTGGTCTTTAAGGAGTGTCGTCTTGAAAATCAGCTGATTATGGTGCTACCTGCTCCCAAGAATGGCTTTGGTCAGAAACCAGAACCAATGGTTCTTTTGGACGCAGATGGCGAAGAGGAAAAGGCACCAGAAGATGCAACTTATGAAGGTGCCTTCGTATTGGACCCCGTAACAGGTATTTATTTCGATGATGACCCTGTAGGTGTTCCAGATTTCTCTTCACTGTATCCATCAACGATTATTTCGGAAAATCTGTGTCATAGTAGTTTGGTTTGGGTGAAGGACCACAAGCATGATGGCTCTGTAATCACAGTACAAGGTTCCGATGCATACGATAATCTTGACAACATTGGATATATTGATGTTGATTATGATATTCTTATCAATGACCCAAATGATAAGCGTAAGCATCCGACAAAGATTAGTGATGGGCGCCGTATTGCCCGTTTTGCACAGCTTCCCAATAACGAAAAATCCACGATTCCTAAGATTCTTCAGAAGCTTCTTTCAGCCCGCAAGGCAACACGAAAGAAGGCGGAGAAGGAAACGGATGAATTCAAGAAGGCCCTACTAGATGCTGGCCAGCTGGCCTACAAACTTACAGCAAACTCATTGTACGGTCAACTGGGTTCAGGAACAAGTAAAATTCGCCATGTTGTTATTGCGGCAAGTACAACTGCTTATGGACGCAAACAGCTTATCTTTGCCAAGACCATGATTGAATCAATCTATGGTGGCGGAAAGGATTCGCGCTGTGATGCTATGTGTGTCTATGGTGATACAGATTCTATCTTTATTCGCTGGAGACCAAAGGACCCATCCACAGGCGAACGGCTAAATGGTGATGAGGCTGTACGAATTGCCAAGGAACTAACGGAGGAAGCAGGCGCCCTAGTCAGTTCATGTCTTAAGGCACCACATGACTTTGAGTTTGACAAGGTCTTCAGAACATTTTGTTTGCTTTCAAAGAAGCGGTATGTTGGTGATATGTCAGAGGGTGACCTGGACGACTTTCATCGAAAGGCAATGGGCATTGTTATGAAGCGTCGTGATAATGCTCCAATTGTCAAATACGTATATGGTGGTGTTATTGAGAACATCTTGTCAAAGCAAGATGTTATTGCTGCCTTTCATTTCGCACAAAAGGCCTGTCAGGAGCTTGTCGATGGTAAGTTTCCGATTAGTAAGCTGACAATTACCAAGTCCTTGAGGGCAGAATATAAGACACCGACACCACCTGCACATAAGCAGTTGGCTGAACGTATGGGTCAGCGGGACCCAGGTAATAAGCCATCTACTACGGAGCGTATTCCCTATGTATATATTCCAGCTCCTCCAAATTCAACCAGTCAGGGTGACCGTATTGAAACGCCGACTTTTATTAAGGAACACAATATTACACCCGATTATGCCTTCTATATTACCAATCAGATTGCAAAGCCAGTTGCACAGGTGTTTGGCCTGGTTGTTGAGAAGCTTCCAGGTGTCAAGAAGATAGATATTCAACGCTTGAATGCGATTGAAAATCCAGGTAAGCGGACAGATGCCCGTGAATCATTGGCTTCCGAGCTATTGTTTGGCTCAATATTAAATAAGATTATGAAGGAGCGTAAGATAATTGCAACCAAGAAGAAGAATGCTGATGAGTTTGAAGCGCGGTCTAAAATCATCAGTATGTTTTCAAAGGCAAAGAAGTAATTTACCAATTACAGTTTAAGCATATTTTTTCTATATATAGTTAGAAACAAATGGTTAATCAATCAATAGTATGTATCAAAAAGGGTTGCAGTTGTAACGGAATTCACGAAGACGATGGTGTTGTAACAGCTGTTAAAAATATGTTAAGAAAAATTCTTATAAATTTTTAAATTATTCAATCGTATTTTCAGCCTTTTCGACAATCAACTCAATGGTTTTCGCATGGTCTCGCCAAGCCTCTACAGAAGCCTTTGATATATCACGCTTATTCTGGTAGTATGTTTTGATATTTTTTTCATGAATACCACCTGAATAAATTAAATATCTGTAACAGTTATCAAAATAAATATTGAGATTTTCTGCCAATTTCTGGGTATCTGAATTAACTCTTGGAAAGCGTCCAACAATATTGATAGACTTGTTAATTTTTACCTTGAGAGGCTTAAATAATAGATATCCATCTTCCCCAGGCTTAGGCACAGAAAGCTCTTCAATATATGTAAGTAATTCTTCAGCAAAGTCATTAAATTCACCAAAGGGAGTCTTAATATCATTACCTGGTTTGGCGTCTTTCGTCTTTTTGAGGGTAGTTCTGGCCCAATTTTCACCAAATCCACGAATCGTACAATTATAGCGTCGTCTCAGTACATCCAAGGCGTCATTAATAAATAGGCGAAGTTCATTAAGCTCGTTGATAAGTGGCTTAAAATATTCAACATCCTTTCCATGTGTTTCTGCTGTGGTCAACATGCGCCGAAATATATCGGCCGCCGCACCCGTAAGAGTCTCATATATACGACGCAATTCACGCTCTTTCTCATTCTTCTTTTCACGTAACTGAAGTGTAGATTTCATAGCATCGTCGTCAATTTCATTGAGCAAGTATTGAATACGTAGGTCAATATTGTCGTTAATGTTTAGATTATCGCGATTTAGTGCTACCATGTCCACATTCTGTACGTGATTAATCATACGATGAGCTGACTCCAAAATACTTAGCCAACCAGGATACTCACGCGATGTACAAATGGCTCTACGAATCGTTGCCCACTCAATAAATCCACCACATGGAATATCACCAGGATTACGTGGTGCTTCACCATTATTATTACGTCGTTGCCATTCATAAAAGTGTGGATTATGCACAACGCCTGTTGCAATCTGACCCGTCTTCCAAGAAAATGCCGAATGACAGGATACGCACCACATTTGGTCACACCCATCAATCTTTGTAATCATTTCACCGCACTTGGGACAGGCCTTAGTATCCTTGGCAATCAGTTTTGCCGTTTCTACATTAGCAGGGTCGCATGTATGGGGTGAATCACGTGCCACACCCTTTACCTCTTGACACTCAGCACATGAATAAAGGTCACAGGTACCACACTTCCACTGACTACTCAGAAATCCACGGCAACCATTGGAAGGGCATCTACGAACAAAGATAGCGCGATTTTTCTTCGTCGCTTCGTCCACGCCAACACCTTCACGAAGTCGCTCCGCTCTATTGACAAGGTCCCATACCTGTGTATTAAGGGCCCCTTCTTCGGCATGAAGGGCCGAAATCTCCGCCATAATCTTTCGACGCCGTTCACGCATTGGTTCAATTAGTTCGCTATGAATACGTTTTGCCTCATTAATCGCCTCAATACGTGGTTGTGTTGCGGGTAATAGTGCACGTTCTCTATCAAACAGTAATGTCTCACGATATTCGCGATAGACAGAATCACGCCAAACTTTGGTCATAATGGTATCCATAAATTCCCGATTCCAAGGCTTCTTACAAGTATCATTCAGGCACCGCGGTTCATCAACAAGTGAGGTGAGCCAAGTACCAACACATTCACGACAGTAGGATTCACGACAATAGGGACAACAGGCCTTTTTACGATTCGACCCATTAAAGGGTTCTACACAAATAGGGCAGTCTGACATTTTTTAAAATCTATATAATAAAAATAGTGGGTCAATTTTTATTATAAAAATACACTTAAGAATATATTAAAATATCACGTCTTATAATGAAGTCAATCGTGAATTTATACACGTGGCTCTTCTAAGCCAAAATACTTCTTTAGTACAGCATTCAATGTGTGATGAGCAATTACGAATACAACTGCATGTAATGCCGCAGTTAAGTAAACGTTTTTAGTAGGAATAGTAAATAAGATTCAGGGAACGCATAAGAAGAAGACAAGACCGCAAATGTAGTTTATTATGGATACGTTCATAATTATATATAAATATAAGAAAAAAATTATTATTAACTGGTCTAAGAACTATTTGTATAAAATATATAGAACTAATAAATGGACCAGGTAAGTTATCTTCGTAAATGTATTAGCTGTCTTAACAAGGTTATTATTAATGTAACTTTACCCAGTACTTTAACTCAGGCTCCTTGTCCTCACTGTGGAGCAAATGTGAGAATCTGGCCGTAAATGACAAAACACAGATGCGTATATATATTTTTAACAAACTATATATAAGAATCAAAATATGCCCAGCCTAACCCTAGTCCCAACTCAATCAGCAATTACCAGAAAATTAGCGGGATTTCATTCAGGAAATTCGCTAAAACTCAATTTTAAGGCTGGTGAAACAGCAGACGCAGTCCTTCATAGATTTAATACCTATAGAGGCCCCGATAGTCAAATAACGGCCTTATTTACGACGGCGGGCCTGCAGGCGCAGTTTCACCTACAAACTGTGCTGACGTCTGATTTGAATTTGTTTGTTGCCTAGAAAATTCGCGAATATCGGCCCTGCATACAGGGCAATGAACATGACTCTCAAACCATCTATCGATACAGTTTTTATGAAACATATGATTACATGTTCGCAATTTTCTCCAACCATTACTTGCAACAGCACCTGAACTGTCGCGTGGAGAATCATGGTCTTGACAAACGGCGCATATTGCGTCACCTATCAAGGGTGAATCAGATTGAATAATTTCACTAGCCAAATTAATTTCGGCTAAAGTCGGCTGAACAGGTATAGAATCAAAAAAATTATTCAGATTTGTTCGAAGTGTTTGACGTGGAACCACAAGGTTTCCCAAAAGTTCATCCAACATAGTATTAGTTATGATTTGATTTACAGCATCTCTTCCCAAAACTCTTGAAGCAGGAATTACAGGAACACGAATGGGTTGCTGTTCTGGTGTAGCCCAAGGATTTCTATTCAAGGATGCTTGTAAGGGAGACATACCAGCATAGCTATGTACAACTCTCTGATTTTGAGAATCACCACGTCGTAACCACATCCATTCTTCAAACTCATTACGACGTTGTCCTGCAAGATTTTGACTGTATGCTTGACGTGCTAAACTAAAGGTTTGTGGAAACATGACGGATAAGCGATATCTTATCCAGCTTAAGGTATTACCAAAGCGGTCGTTTGAGTCATGAGGAAATAGCGTATTGTCGTATAAGATTTCTGGAAACAGATGGTGTAAGTCATCTAATAATTCGACCTCATACACATCTCTTTGTCTATGAGTATTCATTGTCAGAAATACACACTATACTTTTAAGTCAATGATTTTGTTTTTAATTCCCAATTTTGTGTCATTTTTAAGAAAAAATGAAATGTATCTAAACGCAACTCAACTATTCAAAACAAGACACAATGGAAAATAAAGATAAGGCCCATGGTAAAGTTGGACTAGTCAATCTTGGAAATACCTGCTTTCTAAACGCGGTGATTCAGAGTCTCCGTTATTGTACAGAATTTACAAATTATTTTCTAACAAATGCCTACTCTACTCATATTAAGAATGACCGCAACACTGCTTCAATTGTTGAGGAAACAGCGGATGTGTTCAAGGGTATGTGGAATGGCGATGTGCGGGCCCGTGCCTCAATGGCTCCGCGTGGTTTTGTATCTTCTGCATCACGTATTTCATCACAATCACCTACTTACAGTGAACTTTTCTCAGGAGGTCAGTCGGATTCATCAGAGGCTCTTTGTTTCGTACTTGATGCCATTCACGAAGGTCTTGCACGGTCTGTAAAAATGGATATTGTAGGTACACCTAAGTCACAAAATGATATCTATCATATTAAGTCTCTTGAAGCATGGTCTCAATTCTATGCAAAGGGTTACTCACCGGTCGTTGAAAACTTCTTTGGACAACAGATGACCGCTACAATTTGTAAGTCGTGTAATAATAAGAATACGCGTTTTGAACCATGGATGATGCTAAAGGCGCCAGTAGATAATACGAAGGATAAGCAGTCTCTATCGGAATGTATCGATAAGGCTTTTGATAAGGAGGTTCTTGATGATTATCAGTGTGATAATTGTAAGACTCGTGGTCAGGCAGAATTGGAGCATACTATTTCTAAGCTACCACCAATTCTTATCGTATCACTGAAGAGATTTGATAATAGAAATAACAAGATTCGCACTAAGGTTGAGGTTAATTTGGATAAGAATGATATGTCAAAATGGGTATCCTTTCCAGCTGTAACAAAGCATATCAGTTCTGAGTATTCTGTATTTGCGGTAATTGAACATCTTGGAGGTTCCCGAGGAGGTCATTATTTGGCACATGTAAAGCATAATGATGAGTGGATTTCTTATGATGATACAATGATGAATTCTGTAAGCACAGAGAATATCATTAATAATAACACCTACGTTTTATTCATGACACGTACGAAATATGTGAGTCCAACACCTTCTTACGCAACAGCAGAGGAAGCATAATATATTGAAAATAAAAGATTAAAATAGTATAGAGAGTGAATGAACTCAAGAAGCGCAAATAAAATAATTCAGAAGGGTGGTGGTTATGAAACACTTATGTATTTTATAGGTCTATTTGTAGTAATTTTTGTAGGAATTGTTATTTATTATAAAACAATAGGATATACGATAAGTTTCGGTTGGGATAAGCTATTTTTTATTTTTGAAAAGAAAGACCCTATCCAAGTTGACATGACAGTTGATGATAAACCTGAAGCAACAGTTGTATTAGAACCTCAACCTGAGCCTAAATTAGTAGTTCCAAATCTTCCAAATCTTTCATCCATAGTTTCTCAAGCTCCAGTATCTTCATCACCCGAGCATAATTCATCAATGAATTCTAATGTACCAATATCATCTAATGATATTCCGAATGGAATGCCAGCTCAAGAATCACAATCTAATGGTATGTTTGGGCATATAGGTAATAATAGCGGTGTATTTAATGTTAGTCGCAATATTTATAAATATGATGATGCCGAACCATTATGTAAGGCCATGGGTGCAGAGTTGGCGACCTATGACCAGCTTCTTGAGGCATATAAAAAGGGTGCCGATTGGTGTAATTACGGCTGGATTAAGGGACAAATGGCAGTCTTTCCTACACAGGAAAAAACGTGGGAAAAATTACAAAAAGGGTCTTCAAAGAATAAATTTGCGTGTGGTAAACCTGGTTTAAATGGTGGTTTTTTCGACAATCCGGATTTAACCTTTGGGGTAAATTGTTTTGGGCAAAGACCTGCTCAAAATGAGTCAGATAACGTAGATTTATCTGAATTCACATCGCCACCTACAGCCGAACAGATAGAATTTGATAAGAAGGTTCAAAGATTCCGTGAAGAGTTAGGGAACGTTACAGTTTTACCATTTAATAAAAGTAAATGGTCAGAGTAAAAGGTTGTGTCTCATACATAAGTTAAGTATTTGACAGTATATTTGTTTAAAATTATTTAGAATCCAAATAATTTTACATATTTGAAGTGATAGTTAACTTATTCAGTAATTGTATTTTGTTGTAAGGTATGTTTCTCAAGAAGCATTTTTTTAAGAAATACCGTTGATTTCTGATTTCTATTATTTTTCAAAAATTTTATAATTTCATCAGTATCATCAGATTTTTGATTTTCAGAGAAATACTTATGCAAAGACTCTTCGAGACCTGTCCAGTTAAGTGGAACGCTAATATTTTTTGTGGTTGGTTCAAGATAGGCGCCGTTAATTCTTAATCGTTTTACTTTCCCAAGTTGTTGTAAAATCTGTTCTTCAAAACGGTTTTTAAGATTTCGTGCAGTTGTCATTTGTTTCGATAGATTTGTACAAAGATTATCGAAATGTACCCAGTTTTTCACAGCATCTACCAAAGGTTGATTAGACATTATATGTTACAACAGGTTGTATTTTAATATGAGTTCCGCGTTCAAACCAATCCCCAATCATCGGGAATACCAGTCTTCATAAATGCTCTATCTACATTTCGAATGGCCAACAGAGAACTCCGAACAACTATGATAAATGTTGAAACAGTTACAAGGAGAAGAATGAGAAAGAGAATAGCCGATAAGATTATATATGGAAAAACACGATTGATTACATGATTTACAATAGGGTCTAAGATAGATTGGATTCGTTCCTGAAAAACAGGCTTCCGTATAAGAGATACGACTTTATCGGATAAATGTAACATTATATCGGTACTTGCCTCAATGAATCTATCCCGGGATTCAACTTCAGAACCACTCAAATCAGTCATCTTAGTATTGATTTGACTCATTACACTCTTAAAATATAAGTTATTGCGGTATAATACGCTTATTAGAATCACTAAAAAGCGTAAACATGACCCATTTAACAACAGAGCGTATTTCCGATGGCTATAAGTTAACATTTTCATCACCTTTTGAAACTCCTGACCTTCTTTATGACGGTGTAAACTGGCAATTGACTACAGAATGGATTAGAGCAACAGATTCATTAAGAGCTAGAATTATTTCAATACTTTATAATTCCCGAACCAGTCTTTTTAAGAATTCACCAAGCCAGAAAACATTGGAGAATCTATTGTTGCCTTGGGTAATAATAAACAATACTGGTGAAATGCTTTTCAATTGTAAGTTACCCTTACCAGAATCAACTAAAGAAGGTACAGGAAAAATAGTTGTAAATGGAATTACAATAAGACAGACTGGAATAACCCCGAACTGGCTTATAGCTGAATATGTTGAAATTACCCCGGTGGTTGAATTCGATTGGAATGAGGTGCCGGCATCATCACTACCCGAAACTGAATTTAGAGAAATCACATTGATTGAATCAGAAGTTCCTTCCGAGGATACTACGGATACTCTTCGACTCAATACCGATGAAGAGTATAATACCCGGAAATTTGCAGCAAAAGAGCGTGTGAAAGAGGCTAGATTGAAAGCTATTCTTGCCCGACGTGCTGCTGAAGTTGAGACAAATAGATACTATTCCGATTTTTCTATTGCTGACAATGAATCAACATTTAGCGAATATGATATTTCAGACTATTCCGAGGAAACAGACCAAGAATCGGAGGATGAAAAGAAAGTTTCCGAGGCCTAATTCCTTATAAAAAACACTCCTAAAATGTAGTAAATGGAGACCAGAGACATCGTACTTGCCTTGTTAATCCTTGTTGTTGGAGTAGCCATCTTTTACCTCTTAGACCCCACATTAGGTGGACTCTTAAAGCACCACCGTAACCACGGTCACCACGGTCACCACGAAGGGTTCAATAACTATGCCAGTTTTGAGCCAGTACATGACGCTGCTGTTTTATCAAACAGTGAGGCTGTAGCGCCCGGCGTTGGTGTTCCTACACTAAACCGTGCCTCTGGCAAAGAGCAAGTAGCTGAAAACGCTGCGCATGCCAATACAGAATTCCAAGCCCCTCCTACACCTAATGCACCACCAATGGCGGTAGAACCTGCTAATCACGACAACAAAGTCGAGGGCTTTGACACCATTACACCTGCGCCAATGCCCTTCAAGGATGCCCAAAAGCCTGCCAATTGCTATCCCAAGGACCAAATTGCTCCTCAAGAGCTATTACCTAATGACCCAAACTCCAAGTGGGCTCAGGTCAATCCTCAGGGACAGGGTGACATTGCTGGTAAGAACTATCTCAGTGCCGGTGCTCTCATTGGCGTCAATACCATTGGTCAATCACTTCGTAATGCCAACTACCAGCTTCGTAGTGACCCCCCGAACCCCCAAGCAAAGGTTTCCATCTGGAATCAGACAACAATTGAGCCAGATTTTAACCGCCGCCCATTGGAAATCGGCTAAATATCAATCTATAGATATATTATTTATACAATAAAATCATAAAATCTTATTGTATAAGACATTAAGTCAATCGATGTATTAATTTTAGTATAAGACTTTAGGGATGTCTGATGGTGTTGGAGGTGTCGCTCTTGTATTAGGAATTGCAAGTGCTGCCATTGGAGCTTATCATTTAAAAAAAGATAAATATGAAATGGCTTATGTTACGGCTTCAAGTGATTCTGAAAAGTACTTAGTTCGTAATATGAAGGATAAAGAAGATGCCGCAGATAGATTGGCTAAGATACGTAGCAAACTTCTTAGATTAATGAAGAATTTGGAACAATCATATAACGACCGTCCATTTGTGAAGCAAATAATTAAGAATTTTGATGCAAATCCTGAACGTTTCACAGAGTCTACACCTGATGCATCTTATACATCATATAGTGTAAATAAGGGTGAAAAAATATTTATGTGTTTAAGACAGCGTGATGAATCTGAGAATTTAGTTGATGAAAATATATTGATTTTTGTAGCTCTACATGAAATGTCTCATATAGGAACAGCTAGTATTGGCCATACTAAGGAATTTTGGAATCATTTTGCATGGCTATTGGAAAAAGCTGAAGCTTTAGGAGTTTATAAATATCAGGATTTTGCAGCTCATCCCGTAGAATATTGTGGGGTTTTTATTACAGATTCACCAAAGTATAAGGAAAGTATGACAGATGGTACTCATCCTGTTTGAATTATATACAAAGTTCTTTATAATTACATATAACTATGATATTATAAAAAATTAAATATACGTAAATGGGTCTAAAGAGCGCAAGTAAAATGACCACACAGACATAGAGGGATGGACATCATTGAGCCAAAAAGGCTATCTTCATTGGGTAAATTTAAAATTAATATAAAAATATATTCATCCGATGACGAATCATCACCCGGTGGCCTTATATTAGAGAACCAGTATGGATTCACAACAATAGCAGACCTTAAACGTCAAATATGGATAAATCAGAATGGTCATAAAGAATGGTCACCTAATCGTATATGGATAGCTGAAGAACTAGATGATGGTTTATTCAATCCTATTGGTATGATATGGGAAGAACCTATGTTATCGAAAGGTTTACCATCACCTTTTATGAACCCAGGAGTACCAGATTCACGTTTAGTTGATTCACAGGGAAATCAAAAACCTATATATCCACGTATGAATGAGGGTCTTTTACTAGAATCTGTTTTTTTAAATAACGGTAAGGATGTAACTATTTGTTTATGGACTTTAGAATCACTTATTCATAAAATAGGTGTTAAATTAAAGGATAAAGGTGTTTTACCAGGTTACATTAATCTATATTTTCCAAAAATCAAGACTATTGATGATGCTATAGAAGGCGGTGATGATAAGGACGATTATAATTTATCTAAAAAATATATTGATGAACGCAATGAACGTTTAGAATTAATCGATGAATTTTTGTTGGATAAGAAACTTAAAAATATAGAATTATTTCATTTACACAAATTACGCAGGTGGGAAGGCGTTATGCCAATGCTTCCAGATGAATCAAAGTCTATTGATATATTATTCTACGAGTTTAAGATTTCTGAAGATGTACCCTTTCTTAGGTATTTTCCAATTAAGGGGCGTGGTGAACCCTTACTTAAATTGGCGACAGGACCGTCCGGATTCCCAATTATTTCAAATAAGGATATGTTAGCATCCTTTCTTGGTGAAGAGCCAAACACCGAAAGTGGTCCAATAATGATAGCGAAGATACCTTTTTCATCTTTAGCGTCAGAGAAACGAGCTACTAGAAATGTAGCACTAACAATATATTGGCATAGCGACGGTACTACAAATATAAGTCTAGATGCTCCTAGAAGAGATATGTTACTAGACGAGTCTGTTTTAAAAGAAGCCGAAATGATATTAAATAAAGGCTTGTTATCATTGGGTTATGTTTTACCTCTTGATATTAGACTAAAAGGTCTTTCAGCATCATATGAAATTAAAATTAATACACATAAAATGGATAAGGATGAGCTTTTACGCCGTGTTCCATATTTCTCACCCTTTATAGAAGAAGGAAATAATAAGGATAAATCAAACCCTATAGTTGCTTTAAAATGGAAAGCAGTAAATAATTACGAACAGGAAGATGCAGTATTTAATTATTTTACAAAAAGAGTCTTAGAAGAAGATGGTGACACTTCCATTGACGCAGTAGAACGCATTCAAGAATATATAAGAGGTGCCATGGAAAAATTTGGAAGAACTGAGGAACAAGCAAAGGAGTTATTTGATGAATGGTATAGAAAGACCGGTGAAGTTGCACCCACCGCTACAGACCCTGTACCAGCTCACAATTTAGGTGTCGATATAAAAATACAGATTACTCATCCTGTTTATTTTGTTACATTTGATGGTATTGATTCAGAGAAGACATTTAACAGAGTTATTTCAATCATGACAGCATTTCTATATTATAATAATAAAGAACTTGTGGACAAGGTACCAGAACCACCTTCAATGCCTATAGTCAATTCGAAAAAGGGCGAAGAGGAAGAAGTTAGAAATGCATATCCAAATGCGTCTGATTTTTTTATGGATTTACTAGGGGAGGATGTTGTACCAGACGAAGAAGAGATTGGCGCGAAAACTCCACCACCTGCTATTGTTTATGCTCCCAATATCGCTAAAGATTATGAACATCCACCATTAAAAGAATGGTGGAAGAAACAACTAGACAAATTTGATTCAGACTTATTTGCATATTCTGAAAAGGATAAAACAGTTACGGTGTACAGTCGTACTTGCCAAAAGTCTCAAGGAAGACAGCCCAATGTTATGGTTGCCACTCAACTGGATGAGCTGATAAAAGAATACGGTGATGCAGTTGAGTGGGTTTTTCTACCACCACCAGATGATATTATACTAGATATTTCAAAACTAAAAATGAAGCCATTGACCAAATTAATGTTAGAAAAAGGCTTTACTAGTATCATCGATCCAAAAACTGGTAAGACTGACAAAAAGATTGATGAATTAAAAAGTATCTTTGAAGAATTTTTATGCAACGAACCAGGTCTACAGGGACAATTTTGTAGAATTTTAAGAAAAAAACATAAAGAAACGGATGCTGATAAGCCAATATGGTTTGTGGTTCGCGCAGGTTCTAAACCAGATAAGCCTAATTACTATATTTGTGCAAGATATTGGTGTGTGAAAGATAACAGACCTCTAATTCCTTCTGAATTTATTGGTAAAAAAACGCATCGTGGACTTGTGAAAGAGGCAGATTCATGTCCTTTTTGCGGAGGAAAACTTTTAGACGATATTGATAATCCAAAGAAAGGTCAGACAGTTATTAAACGTAAGTCTAAAGATGGTAAAACAATTATTCACGAAGTAGCTGGTTATTTAAATAATATTCATCCTGATAAATTTGCTCTACCGTGTTGCTTTGTTTCACCTAAACCTAGTGAAATGAAGCCAAGTGAAGGTACTGTACCATTACCGAAAGACACTCGTAAAAATGCTGAAGAGATACTTACAAAGCCAGAAGAAAATGTAGATGACGGAGAAAAGGGAGAAAACGACGATTTAGAAAATAAAGAATTAACAAAGGTATTAAAAACTATAGGTCCCAAACCATATATTTTAGCGTATGATAAGCGTCAACTTGATGCAGGTCGTATTGGTTTATGCCCTCCACAATTAGATGAAATTTTTGGTCAAGTAGGTTCCTTGTCTGTAAGTAAGGCGGTTGGGGTTTCTCAACACTTGAATACTAAAGCTAAGGTTTTTTTAAGATTCGGTTTAGGTAATAAGGGTGCCAGTCCTGGATTAAGTTTTTTGGAGCTTGTTGGTTTTTATTTGGGTAATCTTCAACGTGCAGGTAAGCCACCTATGAAGGGTGCTAAATTAGATATTCCTACCATATATACCGCCCAAGGTGTTCTAAAATTGCTTTTTCCTGATGATGCGAAAGACGATGATTTAAAATTTTTAATTAATTTAAGACGTGCTTTTGAGCGTGCAAATTACGGTAATTTGGTTCAAGAATTTGCAGGTATTTCTGAAAAATTACCACAGACACAGTTTGAAAAATTTGCTAAAGAGCAAGAATTCGATACCACTAAACATGCGTCGATTCGACCTCATATAATAAGATTAGCTAATGCCTGGTATAATTTTATGAATTATGTGAAGGACGAAAGTTCACAGAAAGAATTACGCCATTTTGAAAATCTTTTTGCATGTCCTAATGTTATCTTTCCACAGGGATTAATATTTATTATATTTGAGAATACAATAGATAAAGATGGTAATCCTATTGTAAATATAAGATGTCCAGAGTATGGAGTATCAGAGTTTAGTAAGTCATATAAACCACCATTGGCTTTTATTTGGTACGACAAAGCAAGTAATGTGTATGAACCGATTATTTATGTGGAAGCTACTTCAAAGAAGGATAAAAAAGATAAGCATAAATATGTTGTTCTAACAACCTTTCACGAATCAGACCCTAAATATGTGGAAATTGATACAGGTGTTCAAAATTCATTAACTGATTTTATAAAGCAATTCTTATCCTTTGAAGAAGGTTGTGGCAGATATGAAAATCCATCACATCCGTGGATACGTGATATGAGTTCAAGTAGTTTACCACGTCTAAGTCAACTTTTCAAATTAAAATTGGGTAGTGAAGCAGAAATAAATTATCTCTTACGTGACCGTAGTAATCGATTAGTAGGAGTACTTATTAAGACGACACAATCTGAAATTCCTGTATATGTACCTTGTTTAGAAGACGGGTCTCTTGGTTTACATATAAAGAGTTTGTACGATACACAGAGTCTTCCATTACCACCATTAGAAGTAATTCTAAATCTTTTAACAGGAAAGGGACCTCTTTCTAAAATAGCAGATTTAAAACCCATCGAAATTCTTTATAACGAAAAAGACCATAAATTCTGTGCATTAAGACTCAATTCTAATGCTTTAGTTCCATTTGCTAAATTTTCAAATAAAGAAACAATTACACATACGACCTTTAAAGAACTCATGCAAAAGGGAGCGAAACCAATCGTTTTATTACCTTGGGAGGAGGATATTAGATTTTTAAGTCAAGGATACGATGCGGTTGAATCTGGTATAACAATCGTGAAAGATACAATTGTAGAAGAAGGATACAATTATTTACGTATAAGTTTAAGTGAATGGTTGGCTACAAAGGAAGGTATGAGTACCTTAAAACAATTGAAAGCGCTCAAAGAATCTAATTTACCATTATATGAACAGCGAAGAAGAGGTGATATATTATTGGAACCGTTAATTCATAACTGGTTGGATACACATGAACATAGTGAACAGATGTCCGAAATATCCCTCTTAAGAAGAAATTGTATTGTTGAAAAATCGAAGGATTCATGCACATCGACACCAATGTGTAGTTGGATTTCTGACACGTGTAAAATTCATACCGGTACCAGTGAGGCAATTCCAAATATTAAGGTATATTTTGTATCACGGATTGTTGATGAAATAATGCGATATTCAAATAAGGGGTCTGAAATTTTAGAGAATCGTGTATCTAAAATAGGTACCCCTGTAGGAATTGTAAGGTCACCAGATGGCATATTGACAACTAAGTCAAAAATTCAAGAGTTAGCAGATGATTTAGACCTAAATTACGTGCCACAAGATGATTTTTCAGCTGGTTTAACTTATCCTGAAGATGTACATGATGAAGATTTTGGTAAACCATTAAGACCTGAATTAATTGAACTACCGGTAGATTGGAAGAAAGCAGGACTTTCAAGATTACCAGCAGATGTAATAGATAACAGAATTAAACAATCGTTATCTAAATGGACAGGTGAATCTTTTGAATCTTTAAGAAAAAAAATAACAAAACTAAAAAAGGACTTATTTAAATCTGACGAACCAATTAATTGGAGTGATAAAGATTGGTATTGTATGGCAAATATATATAATGTCAATGTGATTATTACACGATATACTATGATAACATCAAAAATAGTTAAGTGGATTAAGGCAGAGAGGGACAATGAAAATAGCTTGGTTGTATTTTTTGCCAATGAATCACCTGAAGTTCTTCTATCTTCAAAAATGCCACTAAGTAAAAATGACTTACCAGACATATTCCAGCAATTTTTTGATTCAGCCACACCTATTTTATTAGAGCAAATACAGGAGAATTAATCGCTTCCCATCCATCCATTCATTGACTCAGTTCTTGGCTTCTTAGTTTCAACTTGTTCCATTTCCAGGTCAAGCTCTTCCTCACCCTCAAAGACAACAATTGGATTACTGCCATCGTTACCAGGGCGATTGAGCGCACGAAGGCGCGCATCAAACATACTGTTAATCTCATCTTCCATAATGTTCACCTTAATGACCTGGAAAGTAGGGTTATTAGGATGGAGAATCACTAGAGCTAACTCATTTACATCCATATCGTATTTCTCTTTTAGAATCATACGATATACATTGAGCTGAAGACTATAATGCCAATAATTGGTATCAGGTAGATGCATAACAGGGCCTAGGCCCGACTGATACTTATTTTCCATCTTAATCTCCTTTGAACGCTTCCAATCATAAATGGCGTATGTTCCGTCCTTTTTCATATAAAGCATATCAATAGAACCAGCTACCTTGATTTTCTCATGAAAGACCAGCCATTCGGTACGAAAGGGAATCATCTTACAGCCAATCTTAGCCTGATATGCCTGAAACATAGACCATTCAGGAGATAGATTGGGCTCCCAATTATCATCCTTCTTCATACAGGCAACAGACTTATCAAAATCTGCAGGAACAATCGTCAGAGTGTTGGCCTTCTTCTTTTCTAGCCAAAGCTCCTCAAAATGCGAAGAATTATAGAAATACTCAATATCTAAATGCATACGTGTACCGGCAGATGAGGCCTCTTCACCACTTGCTGCCCACTTTGCTTTAATCTGCTCGGCAGTCATACCGTAATATTGACTCTGCTTCCACTTGACAGGATTACTCATCATCTTCTTAATCACGGCATCTGGGTCAAAATGTCCGAAGAAATTATGTAGAAACTGGGTACACGATGACCACCCAGCCTTTACACCATCAATAGCATAGGAATGTTCAGCCTCATTGAACTGGATGCGTAGGTCACGTGGATGTTCATTCACATGTGCTAGACGCTGCCACTCTAGAGAGCCACCTTCACCGATAGAAAGGGGCATATAATCTTTTTTTTACTTAAACAAAAATCTAGCAAACTAATCTCAATTTTTACGCGTATTTATATTATTAAAAATAATCTACTACTTATTTAGTAAGAATGTTTACTAAATTAGCCCTCATTTTAGCTACTGTCGCAACAGCATCAGCCCACCAAAATAGATATTTACGCGGTCCCGGTAATTCAAAAGCACTTGTAGTAAAGCAAAATATATCGAATGCCTTAGTCCCTTATGTTAAGCTAAATATAAAGCCGTATATGTGCCCAATCAATAAATCGTATTACTGGACAACAACAAATACGACTCAGTCAAAGGACTTATAAGAGATTGGTTCTGGTTTAAGGCTAATCATTTTAGCATGAAAAGCAGCAACAATCCTACCTATGACTTCAAATGAAATATTATTTTCCACGGTTTCAAGGACGTCTATTGCAAAGTCTGGAAGAGCCAGATTTTTAAGTGAATTGGTGTGATGACTCAAATATATCGATTCTGGAATACTATCATAATTATAAACAATCGATACAGAATTATCAGTACTGTTTAATTCAGCTAAATCAGGAGACCAAGTAATACGATAAATTTCAAGATAATTATCAATTAATGTGTACTCATAGTTTTTTCCACATACTGTTCTATACTGATAACATATCCATCGACTATTATCTTCAACGCTAATATTTACAGACATAGGAAGTTCCATAAGAGTGTGTACTTGCTTATATTTTGGTGTAAAATAAACCATATTTCTTAATCATTAAGAAATATATTTTATATCCTTCAAATTTTAGTCTTCAAGGTGGAATAAATTATCTACAGGAAATCTAAACTTTGGATGAAATTTTTCCTCCTTGTTTTCTCTGCCAAGTGCCAAAAATACAGATGGAATGTAATTGGGGTCAGTAGCCAAAATCTCCACAACCTTATCTGTCATAAATCCTTCCATAGGACAGCTTGCTATCTTTAATTCGGTGGCAGCTGCCATAGCAAAACCAAGTGCAATGTACGCCTGTTTACGCGACCACTCTACTTTATCTGGTATTTTTTCTAAGAATCCGGTCATCATAGTTCTCATCGTCTCATTGCCACTCATTTTAATATATTCCTCCATACGTTCTTCGACACGTTTTATAGCACAGAAGACTAGAAGAACCTCACATTCTGTAATTTGAGGTTGGTCAAAGCAAAAAGGGCGTATATCTTGTTTTAGTAGTTTATTCGTTAAAATAATGACCTTATAAGGCTGTAGTCCAAAAGAACTAGGTGTATTTTGTATTGCATTGATAATCGGTTGATAATCAATAGGACCAGGTGAAAAATGTTTCACAGCCCGTCTCCAATCTAAATTACCCAAAAATGTTGAACAATTGGGTTGAATCAATTTATCATTATTGACTTGAATAGGTTTTTGGTAAAAAATATAACCACATAGTCCAACAACTGTAACAACCAAGACAGCTAAAAGTATATATAAAATAGTATTATCCATACTGTTTTATCTATATATATGTTGTCTTCTCTATCTTTATATGGAAGTTATTCATGAATAAAAATGATATTATTCCAATTCCCATTATTATCTCTTTCTCTAAGTTCATTTTCACCAGGTTCTAACCATTTACAGTCACTAATCATAATTTTATATTGATATTTTCCCAGTTTAATATTTATATCATCAAAATATATAACCCAGCCAATATCAGTTTGATGAAGTGCATAATTATTATTCCAATTATCCCAAGACCCGCATACAATAGAATTTGAATAATCTTGTTTATCAGCATTAAACCTTATTATAAGTTTACCTTCAGAATAATTAATTAGCCCTGTATAATAATCTTCAGGTGAATTATAATAAAGAATATTTTTTGATTCCTCAAAAAGTACAATATTAGAACCGTTGCTAGGTAAACCATACAATCGTTGTTTTTGCAGGTCTAAAATCTCAACTAACATATCTTCTTGTTTTTCTAATCTTTTAAGAACATCTTCCATTGAAGACTTCTTTAATCTTGATATATTTCAATTATGTTTAGGTCACTGCGTTAGGCCTACTGCGTTAGGCCTACAGTGTGCATATACATAATACCCAATTTATTTTGACCAACTATAACATTGTTATCTTTTACTAAGCCACCAAGTTCAGAAGGTTTGGGGCCATTATAAAATACTAAGATTCCATTCTTAGCCTTAATAGCATCCATAATTCGCTTGAACTCACTATCTGTATTATATCTTTCTGTAATGTAATGTTGCATAATAGTTTCACGTTTTCCTAACCAGTCTGCTTCATTATATTTTACACCTAGACGTTTTATTTCAGCAGGTTTTATCTGATTGCGAATTGCAAGAATCTCATCCTCTAATAATTCACTCTTACGCTTATCGTTAGCATCAGGCACCTCTTTTAATTTTCTCATATAATCTTGATGAATAGTTGAATTTACCGAAAACAATGTAGGACCCAAATCAGGCTTATCTGTTGCTACCTGAAATAGTGCAGATGCAAAGGCTGCCTCCAAAGATGGATAGATAATAGATGGGTCATTGATATCGTGTAAATTGGATAAGGTGGCTATACTGAGATAGCGTGCCCAATCCTTTCTACCAATTTTCAAATCATCCTTCAAAACGGCTCCATGAAAGAATTTGTATATCGGACGTTTTTCAGTTGTTTCAATAGGAATAGTAGCTGGAAGCGCCGCCGCTAATTCTATTAACTCTGATTCGGGTATTGCCTTTTCTTTTGTTGTTTCCTGTGCAATATGAACAGGTTTATCCATTTCGACAAGTTTACCAACTGTACGTCTTCTGAAAATAAACCAGCGATTCAGAAAGCTAAATTCTTTCAATGTACGCGACATGTTATACATGTTTCCTGTCATTTTATGACTTTCACTGAACAGGTTCGTAGAATTACTTAGACTCATACCAGCCATTTCATCAGGATTTAGTAATTCACAACCTATTTCCGCTAAACGCTTAGTTAAGTATTCAAAACTGACAAGATATTCGCGATGTTCCTCACCAATTGAATAATAAAATACATCAATAGCCTTACCTAGTCCAGCATCAGATGCAGGTAATACATCTTCAATACCTTCTGCATAACTACGACGAATAGACCATATATCTGTATCCTTATCACGACCTGTTTTTACACCACCATCAGGAAGGCCAGACAGTAGTTTGAAGACAGCATCACCATCGAAACAGCATCCGACAAAGAAGCCATTAATTTTAAGGTTATCAGAAAGATTTCTAAGAAATCCATCAACTGAACTCCTGTCCTTAAACATATAATGAATAGCAAACATACAGGATACGACATCAAAGCCACTGCTAGCAAATCCACGAAGTGTTTCCACAGCACTTGGAGCCTCTTCCTTCGGTCCATTATCATAAAGTGCTAACCCAAGTTTTTTATCATAGTCGGTTAATAGACCTGTGCCATCCTTAATATTTCTTGTACTATCAGCTTGTAGAAAGACCATGGGTGGCAAATCACCCTTATTTTTAATCTTTGCATCAAGATAACGTCCATATATACTTTCCTTTGGCGCAATGAGATTATCTAGGTTAAAGTCAACACCCATAACCCATCCAGCCCGATTTGTAATCCATTTAATCAAGTCGCCTCCTCGTCCACAAGCTAGGTCAAGAATAGAATCGCCACGTCTGAGTGTTTTCTGCAATAAGAGTTCAGACTTGATGTATTTATTATGAAAACTATTCATCTTACGTACAATAAAGGTATCACGCTTAGCGACCTTTTTTGATGTATAATAAACAGGGCGTTCTTCCACTGTGTCTTCCGATAAAGTACCAGTACGAATCATAATCTCCGTAACAGGATTATGTATCGATGTCCAGATATTATCAGCAACCCAGTCTGCATTCATTGTACGTGCAAAGTTACCTGTTTGTAAGCGTTCGGTCTTATCCCAACGAACACGAATAGGTTCCCAACGCCATCCTATCTGTTTTTCAGGGTGATAGGCCATTTCAACAATTGAATTCGATGTAATAGGGTCTTTTGTACGAGTACAGAACATGGACTCCATCTTAGCTTCCAAATCCTGTGAAGCATCTGATGCACCTGCGGGGTCAGCAACACCACCATCAAGTGCTATATGGCAAATAGATGCACTGACATCGGCGGGCTCTAAAGGCCTGAATTCAACCGGTTGGTACTCTTCTGTATCAATAGAATCAGGTATGGGTTTATTGTTCAAAATAGTGTCACGTGGGTCTCTGAAAGCAACATCCGATTTTCCACCAACAAAGAGACGTAAAGTCTTGTGTCTAAGCATCTGATTCTCATCCTCATTGTACTTGAATCCAATCTTATCCTCAGAGACACCTTCTTTTACTTCATTTTCAATAACAACTAAGAAATCAATAGTATTATCGTGAGCTGGCTTCCATTTTAGTTGGGCATCCCATGTACGACCAGTCATAGGCATAGGCTCGTTATTTGGTGTAAAGATGAGACCATCAGTATAATAAGGGCTCTTAGCGGCAGAATCTAAGCAGGCAGCAGCATCATTAAAGATATAACCTGGTGCTCCTCCAGTTGAATAAAAGGTCTTCATGGAAACGATAAGAGAATGATTTGATGGAATATCCTTGATGGTTTGCTTAGCAGTGGCCAAGATATCAATCGTCTTTTTCATTAATGAATATCTGTGTATATCAGAATCATTCATGAATGGTAAACTTGATACCGAACGACCCTCAGTTGTATAAATATCGAAAGCGTAATAAAGTGATACAGTATTGCCTAGCTTATCATTACGAATCCATTCACCGTCTAGAACTGTACCCTTGTACTGTACAGCAAGAGCACCTTCTAACTGTAAACCGGTTGCATACACGCGAAAGCTACTATCGACTAGATATAGACGACCATTTCCAGAAACAACCAAAAGTGTACGTAAACCGTCTGCCTTATCTGTTACATTGTAGTTTCCATGACGAATATTAGGCGTAGAAGGTTCGTTTTCTAAACCTATATTGGCTCTTTCGAGCGTTGCAGGTTGCGGACCGGGAAACGTTCTAGGCCGAGATTCTGTGGCAACAGCCACTAAATCTACAATTTCATCCGATATCTTCTTACGAATAAGAACAAAGGAGCGCTGTAAGCCCTGTAGAATCAAACTTAGACCATTAATTATACCCTTCGATGATTCAAAGGCCTTTGTTCCAGGCGTTCTGTCAGCTTCAGCCTCAATCTCATACTTGATAGGTTTGCGTAAAATATCAGCCATTTTAAAAGATTCAGCACCCACATAATCTCCCTTTGAATCCTTTGCAGATTCACGAACTAGTGATAAATCAAAACGTAGTCCTGAATCATCAGGGCCAATAAATGTGTATCTGCGAATATACCGAAAACGTTTGGGTGTACGTTGCCACTTCCCTATCATTTCAATAACGCGCGCATCACGTTTATCTAGATTCTCTTCTCTGCGTAACTTAAGTCGCACACCATAATCAACTAAATCAATCTGGTCATCTGTTTTTGTTCCACGTCTATCCTTCTTGATGACAGAAAAGGGCACCTTTGTAATATCGCCTTTTTCACAGTATTCCTGAATCGAACCTGTACCTACAATAGTAAATCGCAGACCTCCAGGCATAAGAATATTTAATTTTGGTTGCTGTGGTTGCTCTCTTAAACCTACGGCTCTGAGCCTAGCCACAGTATCAAGAAATTGAGTTAAACTCACAGATTTTACTGTAGATTCTAATTCGAATTTCTCGGAAGACTTCCATACCGTCCAAAGAGCGTCAATCGCGGTTTTTTCTGTGCCGCGAAGTTCTATACTCATTGTTTTCCCTATTAGTTGGGGCTAAAACACTATTCAAACTTCTAGTAAAAAGTGCCCTCTTTTGAAACAAGACGATTATTAGTTAAATTGTATTTGTATATGAGCATAGCTACTGTTTCTTTATCAACTTTCTTTGGTAGTGATTCTAAAGCAGATTCACCAAGGACTTCACTATATTCGGCTTTTAATTCAGTTAGTGTTCTAGTTGAAATTGATGGTGCAGTAGCAGGACGAACCCATTGCCATTCACCAATAGTTTTAAAGATTTTTAACCAGAAGACTGGTTTAACCTTTACATCACCATCAGGATTAACAAGTACATGTGCCTCTCCTGATGTGAGTACCTCAATGTTTAGCACGGGTGCAGATTCCCATGCAACTTCATCGGCCTCCTGAAGTGGCCAAACACTGAGTTTTTTATGCTCTGACCACCATACAGCAAGACGAACCCCGTATTTAGTGCATGTTATATCTATCAAGGCCGATAGAATCTTGCGTTTATCAAGGAGAGACGTCCAGTCAAAGGGTCGTTCTGTTGCACCTGCTGCCCACTGTGTTAATTCAGAATTCATTGCTGTCTTTACCCAGCCCCGCCCCCTACCGTTATATTTGACGTACATTTCATCAAATTTTTCAGCCAATTCTGTAGCAGCCTCTTTCTCCATAGAACGACGCGTATTTGTGGATGAAATCTCATATAATGGGTCCGTGGCCATAAGTACAATTGAGATAGGTGTGGCAAAAAAACTAGAGTTAGCATATGTCCATCCCGATGGCATCCAGGACACAGCTTTAGCATCTGTATCGGATTTTACAGAAGTAGACATAACTGTATCTAATGTACGATGACGATGCGGATTAAGGCGAATAACATTTTCAATATCAGACCAGGATACGGGTTGTGTTTCACGAACCGTAGCTTGCATATTTAATTAGATATAATCCTTAATTATTGTTTATATACCTTTAAGAATATTGAAACATACTATTTAAATAATATAGACAACATACTTTAAGGGTGTATCTATGGAAGAACAGTGTATATTTTGTTTCAATACAGAAGATGTATTTAAACTTCATGGCGTATGCGACTGTAGACCAAATGTAGATATGGTATGTATAAAAAAATGGTATGAAATGAAACCGGACACATGTCCTATATGTTTACACTCGTATATTGATAGTGAATCCAATTTAGAAGCAATAGAAGCTCAAAGAAGGCTAAATCGTATAGAAAATATGTGGTATAAACTATATGTTTTTGCTAAATTTAGCTCACTTATTTCATTATGTATCCTTGTGTTTACATTGGTGATGTATTTATTGAGTCAGCGTCATTAGGAGTCTAAAGACTGCAAGAAGTCCTAATTCTAGATATGATAAGTTTTGATAATGATGAAACATATCAGATACCAGAATTTATAAAAGACCGTCTTTCCTTACCAATCGTCAGTAAAGAACAAACTAACAAGGTAATCAGTTGTAAATTCCCGTGGGACTATCAGTATGATATTCAGGCCCTTTTAGATAGTTATAATAATAGCGATAAGGTGGTCTTTGTGTTTTTAGTATCTGATAAAACGATGTCATTTAATATTCCACCAAATGTTCGATTTTTCAGAACAAGTCTCACCAAATCCTCACAACAAGATAATGAGTTTCTATTACCCTATATTTGGGAATCTATACCATTTCGTTTTGCCCCTTTAGCAAAAACAGAAAAACCAAGAATTGGTTTCTGTGGACTGAATTCAAAATATCGTCAAAAGACTCTCAGTCTTTTACAACAAAATACCAATGTAGATACAGAATTTATAATAAAAACCCAATTTTGGGGCGGTTGTCCTCATAATTCAGATATCATAAATCAGTTTCAAAACAATATTCAGCAAAATCATTTTACAGTTTGTAACAGAGGGGCGGGTAATTTTTCCATGCGTTTTTATCAGGTCTTATCGTGTGGTAGAATCCCTATCTTATTAAATACAGATATGGTATTACCTTTCGAAGAAGAACTAGATTGGGACGATATAATTGTCTTAGGTATTACAGAAGAGGAACTTATACAAAAGCTCATGTATTACTGGAATACCAGGGACATAGTCGCCATGCAGGAGCGTTGTTATCAGATATATCAAAAGTATTTTTCTGGTAGTAACTATTTAGATAGAATATTATCAGAAACAAATTAACATCGACTTATAATTTATTTATTAGCATGTAATTTAGTCATGAGCTTCTCTCTTTCAGCTAATTCTTTACGATTTGTATGTACAAAGTTCATATATTTATCTAAAACTTCAAAACTCTCTTGACTCAATTTAGATACATCAAAAAAGATTCCATTAGAATTTTCAGAATATTCAACTTTCTGAAGCTTAAGAATTTTGACAATATCAATGTATTCGGATGTGTGAAGTTTTTTAAGTGAATCGAGAAATATACGTCTACGCTCGTACTCTTTAGTATCCATTAACAGACTCTGGGAACCTTTCCTAGGGATTATTACGCAGAATCTGCCCGGGATATAAATAGACCTACTGAGCTAATAAAGGGGTCATTTGTCTGAAATCGTGAGCGTAGAATATTGATGATGACCATATCGTCTTCCTTAAGAGCATCAAATGCCTCATTGCCAATATGAAGGTCGCGTGGCAACAGTACACGCATGGCTTCATCAAAGACCACATAAGCACCCATCTTATTGACCTTGATAACCTTACAAGACACAGGTGTATTTGTCTCCGGATGAAAGACCTTGCACTGCATCTTAACGTAATAAATCCAGTTTCCTGTGAAACGGCCATTTTCAGCGGTACCCATACTGCGGTGTAGAATCTCAAGTGAATCAGGTTTTACAAAACCAGATGAAATACACTTTCCCTCAATCTTGGTCTTAAGACGCTGAAGAAGTGTATTCTCAATATAACCGGACGAACTGATATTGTCTTTAGAATTTGTGTCGCTAGGGTTCAGAGTGACCCGCTCTTCAAGTAAAACTGATTTGTACATTTTGCTCTAATCAATGGACTGAAAGGTTCTTTCAAGTTTTAAACTTATTTGATGATAATTTTTATTAAATTATTCAAAAAGCAATTTAATCACAAATATCTAAATATTAGAATTTAATATGCATTTATATAAATAATCCTAAATACTTATTTTAAGCATCTTTACCGTCAAATACTTACCGTCAAATACTTAATATAAGAACACCCTTTAGTGTGTTCTTATCTTTAGTGTTTGACAAGGTTACTATGATACCGAACTTATAAGTATGTGACAGTAACCGTTTTACATCATAATTTTATCAATAAATTTTTTTAATTTAATTCCTGCTATTGGAACACCATTAATATAATAATTTTTATTCAACCAACTTCTTGTATCATATTTACCATTATCAACCTTGGTAATAATTATGTTTATCTTTTCTATAATATCGTTTTCATCTTCAAAAAATAATCCAGTATCATCGCATATATATTTCCATCCTCCGAATATATTTTTATTTATTATTACAGGGACGCCTTTCATTAAACTTTCTGTTAATACTCTTGGTGAAGCATCTGATACATTTGGTAAGAAAAAAACTTTAGATTTTTCAATATAATCTAGAAAGTCCCAATAGGGAATAAATGGCTTTAGAATAATATTTGGATGTTCTTCGGATTCATCATCCATTTTTTCTCTACCAGTTATTAATATTTTGAGATTATTTTCAGCCATTTTCTTGAAACACTTCTTGGCAAGAGCCCAATTTTTATGATATTTATGGAATTCGCAATCAGAACCAGAATGGTATATTACATCATATTCTTTTTTAATATTTTTAATTTTAATCCACTCAATTGATGTACAATCTGATTCGCTATATAGTAATTTTGGTATATTTAATAAAAAATTTGGTTGTCTATTACAATATAACCAACCCTTCATCTTTGCTAGAATATTTATCATATCTTGGTTTATTAATTGCCCTGCTCTGTCATTGTATTTATCATCGTCTTCATTGTAAATTGGATAATATCCATAAGATGAAATACCAATAAATTTATAACCTTTTTGCTCTAACTCGTAAACGGCAGCGTGTTGTGTTGTATATAATGGTGCTGATATAGCAACAACTTTAATATCATTGTCCCACTCATCTGTTATTTTATTAAATGGGAACCCCCCATAAAAATTGTTGTCCCATGATTGCATTTTATATTGAGCATCATTCTTATGTATTAAAATATTATCGTATAATATAAGTTTATTTTTATTAATTAAATAATAAAAAATTAGAAAAATAATTATAAAAATTAATATTATAAGTACCGCAATTTGAATATATTCATTATAAATTAGTTCAGTATACATATCAACTTATTTATTCAAATTATTTTTTTATAGGCATTTTGCGCGCATCAGTCAGCTATTTTAAAATAATATACCGTCAAATACTTAAGATAAGAACACCCTTTAGTGTGTTCTTATCTTAAGTGTTTGACATGGTTACTATCATACCGAAGTTAAGTACTCCCTAGCTGGGGAGTACTTAACTTCAGTATGAGACGTTAGGTCTTTCTTTGTGTGTAATAAATCATACATTCAAGCGAAAAATAAAAAGCCTTCGGTATGAGACGTTAGATAAAGTATTAGTTATCGAACTTTACAGACATTCAGCGTCCTATTAATTCAGCTCTAAATGCTTCAACTGCATTTAAAAACCAGCGTTTTCCTCCACATTTTCTGGCATCCATAATTCTTATTAATGTCTCTAAAAACATACACACAAAAATATGACTGAAATCATCAACGTGTTTAAATTCTAAATTATCTAGCCGTGTTTGTCTACCTTCCTCATCACGAGCTTCAGCCGTATCTGTAGTATCAACAAGGTATTTTTTCAATTCAGGTGCAATATCTATAATTAAGTCTTGAACACTTTTAACGCGACCACGTGCTCCACCAAGATCACTTGCAACTCCACATTGAGAACCAACAGCTCCTTTAATTTTTGTTGATGACTTTTTCTTATCTATTTGTAACGTTTTAACTATAATAATTTTATCTTTTCTTGGAACCAAAAAACCAATAAGGTCACCTGCATCCTTGGCAATATTAATAGGAGGTCCTATTTTTTTGTTAATAGTTTCTTTATAATTTGACGGACAAAGGTCAAATTTACCATTTTGTAAACAAAATGATTCCATTTTTGGAGGTTTTTCATATGGATTAATCCAATTAAATCCAGTTATTTTTTCTGTTATAAAAATATCTTTTTCAAGAGCTTCTACAAGGTCCTTTTCCTTCTTTCTGACTGTTTCTAATCCTTCAATAAGTATTTTTTCAATAACATTTTTTCTGTCTTCAGCAGTCCATACAAGTTCTGTCCATACTTGGGCAGCAATATTTCGAATTTCAGGTATATCTCTAAAGTGATAAATTATCCAAGGCCATGCTTGTATTGCTAAGTATGCTTTTTTGGAAATACCCATTTCGCGCTTTTTTATTGCTTCAAAGCCCCTTTCTTTAATATCTTTGATAAGTGCATCAACTGATTGAATCCACGATTTAAAAGTTATGATAGGGTCTTCAACAGATTGTATATCTTTTTCAGATTCCTTCTTATTATCTACTTCTTCGATTTTTAAACCTAGAAGTGAACCGCGCCTGGGTATAATCGTTGTTCTAGGTAGCATTTTATAAAGACGTGAATAACGATAAGCAAGAGGTATTTGTTTAGCACGCACACCCACAGGTTGAAATAATAAATAACCGTTTTGTAAAATAAGACGACCTTCAATATTATCGCTACGTTTTATGCGGAAAGTTGGATTTTCTAGAATTTGTACCAAGGAGCGTGATACGATTTCCCAAGGTAAATCATTATATATAGTTCTACGAATTTCTTCTAAAGGATACGCAATATCATGTTTAGAAAAAAGTTCCTTAAGGCGTCCTTCTTTTTCTATAATGCGTTTTTGAGCGTCGGCGTAGGAGAATGTTTTGTTATTTTTATCTCCGTCTTTTTTAGCTTCAGGTACACAGGTGTAATCACAGTCTTTTAGATAGTCACAAGTGCTAGAATAGCTATTGTCGACTAAAGGATATTTACTTGTATGTCTGCGCTCAGAATCGATAATATTACGTTTAGG